TGCAGGTAGTATTAAACCTTTATCCCAAGTTATTAAATAGTTAAGCGGGGAATTAACGGGGGAATATTCTATCGGGAGCTTGCTCGGCAACAAAACCAAATAGGGTAAGGGGGTGCAAACTCTTAGTCAGAGTCTTTATATTTTCCTGAGGTATACACCCGTAAACAGTCATAAACATACTATTATTAAGGCATTTCCCACGGTGGGGGCTATTAGTATTACTATTAGTCTGACTATTAAATTTTTGCTTAGCAAAGGGTAATACTATGATTAAAACCATTTCCCACGGTGGGGGCTATTAGTATTACTATGAGTCTTACTATTACCCCGCTTGCGCAGCAAATACTCAGATTAAGGCCATTTCCCATGGTGGGGCTATTTCCCATGGTGGGGGTATTACTAATAGTCGGCCAAATAGCCGCACACCCTGAGGTTGATTAGAATCGTTCTAAATCGCCTATAGGTTGTATCACCCTGAGGTTGATTAGAATCGTTCTAAATCACCTTTAAGTTGTATCGCCTTTAAGTTGTACGAATTCAACTATAGGTTGTATCGCCTTTAAGTTGTATTGGTTCAATCTGGGGTTGTATCGCCTTAAAGTTGTATTGGTTCAACTATAGGTTGTATCGCCTTAAAGTTGCATTTCTAGAATTTATTCAACTATAGGTTGTATCGCCTTAAAGTTGTATTCTGAGGATTTATTCAACTATAGGTTGTATCGCCTTAAAGTTGTATTGGTTCAACCTAAGGTTGTATTGGCCTCAGCTCGCCTTAAAGTTGTATTGGTTCAACTATAAGTTGTATTGGCCTCAGATCGCCTTAAAGTTGTATTCTAAGGATTTACTCAACTATAAGTTGTAATTCTTTCGGGTTTTCTGGATTCGCCTTTTAGTTGTATTAGGCAAAATCCACTCTTCTCTAGGGACCCAAGATTTCGATCTCTGACTATTACGACCTCGCATAGCCTAATTCAGAGATGACCCCGTAAAGGGGCTAATATCGAGCCTCAGAGCATACTAATTAAATTCACTATTACTTCATTTATTACTTGACGCCATGTCACACTGCTGTCATTACTTCTACAGAGGCAACGGCTGGGTGACCTAGCCAACCTCATAATAGCTCTGAAAGGCTTTATATTATGTTTACTTTTAATGACACACTAGCACACCTCGAAACAGCCGATAAGACAGCCGACACAGCACCATACATGGCGTACCTGCAAGAGGGCTACCGGAGCGCCCTGTTTGCCGCCATACTGTCATCCGTAGAGGCTGCTGTTGATTGCTTTGAAGATCAAGAGCTGCCGATGGTTTCTCTTACTGTTGGCAAGGTTTGGGACACGTTTTCACGGGAGTTTACAAATGGCGGTCATCAGGACTATGCGGTTAAGACTCGCAGCGCCTGCCATGCCTATTTGCAGGCCAATGGTTCTGATAACGCTAAGGCTGCTCTGAACAAGGTTTCAAAGTACAAGGAAGCTGGTTCCGCTAAGGTTGTGGCTAAGACAACTCTAGGCATGGCGTCAAACTTCCGTCGTCCTGCCGCTACTATTACACCGCCTATTAGCTCGGCAGCTGCTGCGCTAGTCAAAGGCGCTTAATACAACCTAAAGGGGTGCTGGCTCTGGCTGGCATCCCACAACCTAAGGGAGAATATTATGAGAACTGTTAAACGTGAGGTTGAAAAGGCCATTACAACTTTAGCGATAATTGGGGGTGCACTAGCTACCGTTATGGTGTTGCACCTTATAGTTGTAACATTGCATATCGCTTGCTACTCAGAGTTGTACTACTAAAAGTTGTATCCAGATGGGTCCCTGCTACTTATACGGTAGTAGGGCGCTCCGGCCCCGATTACACCCTTATCTATAATATAAAAAAATAACCTACAGCCCTCAAGCAATCTGTGACATATTTATCACACTATTGGTTAACCGTGACATATTTATCACACTATTAGTCTTATTCACATTAATCGCAAGTCTCCCCCCTTGACAACAAAGATTTAGTACCTATGTATCAATAGACAGAGACAGAACATATGTTATACATTTGTTAAATTATATTAGATAACTATATTATTTAATATTATGATTAATTATTAAACTATAACAAATGTTATACATATGTAGCTAAGGGGTCGTTAGTTATTACTAATAAGGGGTTCTTATGTTGCTAGTAGACTTTAGAGAAATTGTACACCATGACAGGCTTAAGATTAATGGCTTTAGTTACTATTGCGTCATTAAATATAAAGCTAAGAAGTATTATTTCATAAATGACTCTAAGGAGGGTTGCCTTCTTGATTTCATTGAGGAGCTAACTAATGAAGATTGTTATGTAGATGAATTAGAGCCATAACACTTTTGTTTTGTTGCCAATCAATAGGTTACAAAATAGTTTTGTCTTAGGGGTTGACATATACAAAACAATACCTATATCCCCATCATAGGCTAGTGTCATGCTCACACCTCCCCAAGTTTGACTTATGAGCGAGACGCAGAGTAACTGACCTAGCCTTCCTTTTATAACACAACTGTCTTATAACGAGAGAACCTATGACTTATCCTAAGAATCAAGTGCTACAACACACAGTGCCTGTGTCTAAGTTTATTAGGCAAGCAGTGCAAGATGGTGTTAGCATTAAGGATATATTAGCTACTGTTGCCAATAAGTTTGAGAATAGCCCATCTTCACTAGGAACTCTCTATAAGCTTTACGGAAACGACATTGCGGAAGCTAGAGCTGAGATAGTGGGTAAGGTAGGCAACACTGTTGTTGCACAAGCCCTTGAGGGTCATTTTGCCAGTCAAGAGTTCTTCCTACGATCTAAAGGCGGTTGGTCTCCTCAGAACACTGTAAACGAAGCAGATATCACAGGTATTGACCCTGATACCGACTCTAGTGCAGTAGATGCGTTAATGACACTACTAGGCAAAGAGCCTGACGATAGTGGTGACTTGGAAGTGTAGCTTGGCCTATGTTTCAAAGTATAAGCCGGTACGTCCTTCTTTTACTGCGGAAGATCTACGAGCATTACCTAGCTCAGAGGTTGCCAAAGCTTTAAAGGCTCTTGGTCCTGACAAAGCTAAAGAACTGAAACACGACTGGCAGTTTTGGGCTAGGGCTGACCAGCTAGAGCCAGAAGGCAAGTGGAACATCTGGGTAGCCTTAGCTGGTAGGGGTTGGGGTAAGACTAGGGCTGGTGCTGAGTGGGTACGACACAGAATTAAGCTGGGTGACAAGATTGTTCATTGTGTTGCCCCCACTAAGGGAGATGTTCGTAGGGTTATGGTTGAGGGAGACTCTGGTCTCCTTAATGTCTGTTATAGTGGAGATAAGACTTACAGAGGTGTTGAACTAGGCTTTCCTGTATGGTCTCCCACTAATAACTCTATGACTTGGGCTAATGGAGCTAAAGCCGTGTTTTTCTCAGCAGAAGACCCTGAGAGACTTCGTGGCCCTCAAGCTTACAGTGCATGGTGTGACGAGCTTTGCGCTTGGAGAAATGCACAAGACACTTGGGATATGATGCAGTTTGGCCTACGATTAGGTAGGAGGCCTGTAGTCTTTGTAACCACTACTCCTAAAACCACTAAACTCCTTAGGGGCATCTTGGAAGACGAGAAAACATATGTCTCTACTGGATCAACTTTTGATAACTCTGCTAATCTCGCTAATACTTTTCTGGAAGCAATAAAGAAGACCTACGAAGGCACTCGTCTAGGTAGGCAGGAACTCTACGCAGAGATCCTCGATGAAGCTTCTGGGGCTTTATGGAACAGGAAGCTCTTAGCAGACTGTGAGGTCTTAAGAGAGGATGTTCCTTCACTAAACCGAATAGTTGTAGCCATTGACCCAGCTATTAGTAATAATACTGATTCTGACATGACTGGGATCATAGTAGCTGGTGTAGACGTTAACGGCACAGCATATGTCCTAGAGGATCACACAGGGCAGTATAGTCCTCAACAATGGGCTAGTAAGGCAACTCAGTTATATAGAGACCACATGGCTGATAGGATTGTTGCTGAGAAAAACCAAGGTGGCGACATGGTGAGGCACACTCTGCACACAGAGGACGAAACCCTCCCAGTAAAGCTAGTCCACGCCTCAAGGGGTAAAATGGCTAGAGCAGAACCAGTATCTGCATTATATGAGCAAGGTAAAGTAAAACACGTTAGGGGGCTTAACGAACTAGAAGACCAGATGGTTCAGTGGGAACCTCTAGGGTCTCTAGGATCGCCAGACAGACTAGACGCCTGTGTATGGGCTATTACTGATCTTAGTTTGAATGGGTATGCAAAGCCACAACTTAAATTAGCCTACTCTAGTGCTAAAGGACTTTTAATCTAATGCCAAAGAAACTTTCGCCAACAAAAGCTACACAGACGCTAGGCGTTAGTGGAAGCAATGTAAAGAACGGACAAATACGGTCTGACGAGTTTATTCCCGAACTTCGTGGCAGAACAGCTATTCGTAAGTATCGGGAGATGAGGGATAATGACAGTACTATTGGTGCGGTTATGTATGCTGCTGAACAAGTGCTACGGGACGTTAAACTTAAGATTGAGCCAGCAAATGATTCAGAAGAAGCTAAGAGAGAAGCTGAGTTTGTGGAGAGTATCTTTAAGGATATGGAGCACACTCTTGACGATCACATTGCAGAAGCCCTTTCTAGCCTTAGTTACGGGTTTAGTTGGTTTGAAGTCGTGTATAAACGACGTGTTGGACCGACTTCAACAAACTATAAGAAATACAGCAAGTACACGGATGGCCGTATTGGTGTTCGTAAGATCGCTGTTCGGGCGCCTTGGACTATAGACAAGTTTGAAGTAGAGAGTAAGACCGGTGACGTACTTGGAATCTATCAAAATACAGGATACAGCAGCAGCGGGTCTCACTACATACCAACCTCTAAGAGTCTTTATTATCGCACTACTTCTATTAATGGTGATCCCAGTGGTCGTAGTATTCTTCGCAACGCTTATACATCTTATCAGTACTTAAACAACTTACAGTCTATAGAAGCTATAGCAGTAGAGCGTGAACTAGCTGGAATACCAGTGGCTAGAATCCCCTCTGAGTATCTCTTCTCTGGTGCTGATGCCTCTCAAGCAGCTTTTGTTGCCAACTTGGAAAGCATCTTACGGGATGTTAAGTTTAACGAGCAGGGTTACATTATC